CGAGTAAAATAAACAGGTTCTCCTTCTGGATTTACACCGCCGATCAAATACTCTACAGTACCATCCGCCTTGGTGTTAGAAATAAGAGTGCCGTTTCCTCCAGAAAGGTTCATTTTTTCCCAGTTAACAACTTTGCCATTTTTCATAACTGGATATTCCAATACCCCGTCATTACCAGCTTCTAGAAGTTCTAAAATAATCCGGTTGTGTTCGCCGTTTGCATTTGCGCTAGGGTTTATTTGCCACAAACCGCCACCCCCTGAATCTTCTACGATAAGATCTCTTATCGTTAAAGCATCCCAAAGCTCCTCGTTGCTTTCTTTTATTTGGCTCATACGCGCGTTTTCAAGTTCTATTTCTCGCGCTTCTCGTAGTTGACGAGCCTGTAGAATATTAGAACCTATAGCTCTCCCAGAAGGAAATTGAACTCCACCATATTTGCTAGCTGTCATGATAAATTCCCGAGCATTCCAAAAATATTGTTATAGACGCCTGTTTTCCAAGCTGTTCTTGCATTGTCATACTCTGCTTTTCTTTGATATCCTTCAGCCCCACCAGCAGTAACTGCAGCAAGTCCTTGTAGATATTCTTCATTTTCAATACCGTATAGCTGCATTTGTAGCTGCCGTTTTAAGTCTTGTTCTTGGATTCTTCCGGTAGTAAGGTTACCAGCCAAAGCAGAAGCTTCTCCACGTTGAAAACCTCTTTCCAACTCTTCTTCTTCTGCAGCAGTTAAATTTTGTCCATACCGCTCCAAATTACGCTTAGTTGTGCCTTTGCTAATTTCATAAGTTTTAGCTACGTCTTTACGTGTATCTTTAGTTAAATCAAGGTTTTCTATTCTATCTTTAAGATATTGTTGCGTAGGTCTCGTCCTGTTAACATAATCATTCCACTCTCCTCTAAGCGTACTTTCAGCTATTCCAATAGCCATGTCCGCCGTCATGTTCATAGGTGTTCCAGTTGTTTGGTTTCCATACTGTTTTTTATAGTCATTGTATGTAGAAGAAGAACCTAGGCTGTAAGAAGATTTTTGAGTTGTTTTAGGTGTACTCGAACGTTTTGAATTATTGAAGGTACGGTTTGGTTTTGATTTTCTATAAGACGTGTTCCCTGTAGAGAGCATAGAAAATTCTCCAGGTTCTTCTTGTCTTAATTGATCTAAAATACCCATAGTTAACTATTGGTTCCCCCACCCCTGCTAGTACTAGGGCCGGTATTAGAACTATAAGAAGGTTTACTACCTAAACGTAACTCATCAGCCCCATAAGCAAGTTCTCCAGTAAAGCTACCAAGAGCGCTCCAAGAATAAGCTTTGTTTCCAAGTTTTGTTTTCTGAAGTTCTCCTTGTGCTTGTCCCAAACCGTATAAATTTTGAGTAAGAGGAGAAGATTGTTTCTTTTGTGCCGCATACATAGACACAAGCATATTGTTATCTAATTCTTCTGCACTAAGTGTAATGTCTCCTGCTAGTTCTGCTTCCCCTTGAGTCCCAGCTACAGCAGCCCTCACATTTTTAACGTTTGCATAAGATAATTCTTGATTAGCTTGAGCAGCGTCTGCCCTAGAAAGTCCAGCTAAGTATGATTTAACAGACCCCTCTTTG